GGAAAACCCTTAGGCGTTGATATATTTGTACCTAAATTATATGTATCTTTTACAGCATTCATGCCCGATGAAATTGCATTTGATAGATCTGATATATTTCCACTGCTTGTAAATTTTGTTGAATTATTATAGATATCTAATAAGTTCTGAGTTATACCACCTAAGCCGACTGTTTTAAATACTGTTCCAACAAACCCAAGATCATTTACTGATATAGGAATGTTTTTAGTACGTCTCCACTCCCACTCATTTAATTTTCCTGTAGGAAATGGAAAATAGCCAGTTGATTCCTCATATCTTTTTATAAAATCTTGATAAGGTTCATTAGAATTTCTATTATATCCTTTTTCTTCTAGAAATTTTAAAAATGTATTCCAATATAAAGCTTTTTCGTCTTTTATTTTTCGTCTTTCAATCATAAAATCTTTATTATCTTCATTTGTTTTTTTACTTAATTGTCTTCTTATTTTTTCATTTTGGTCCCAAAAATTTTGTTCTTGAATATCTTGTCCCATTACATTATTTTTACCACCTTTAAGTTTATCAACAACTGCACCTGTTGATGTTGTTAAATTAACTATATTTTTGACATATGATGGTAAATTTTTTGATAATTCACTAAGATCTTGAAATAAAAATTCTTTTTCTTTTTCATTATAAAGATTAACAGATTCTAGACAATATTTAATAAAATACTGACAATTATTAGAAAATCCATTATAGGAGAACCAAATTTTATCACCATATTTCTCTCTTCCTTTTGTTAACATTTCATTAATTGTAAATTTCTTATTATCTAAATCTATATTAAATGTTTCTGTTTTATCATTTGTTTTATAACTTGTATCTATATTAATAACTTCATTTTTTTCAATAACAATGTTTTTATTTTCAACATTTGCTATTAATGCGAGATGAAATAAATCATCAAATCCATATTTCTTTTTAAGAGATGAAAATTTACCAAGACTAATATAATCAATTGCTTTATCTATCATTTTCATAATAGGAGTTCTATATATTGTTAAACTTTTAATTTGTATATTTCCATATTTTTTAAGAGTGTTTGATGATTTATTATTATAACCATCAAGACGGGGTTTAAATGTATCTACTATTTTATTTTTAACATCTGTAAAAAATGATCGTATTCCTGCACCTTCAAGATGATGAAAATCATCTTTTAATTCACCTATTATCATACTAACTTGTTTATTTATTTTTTTATTAACAAAAGATTTTGTTTTAAATTTTGTTCTTGGTATATTTTTAAATTTAAATAATTTGTCATTTTCTTTGAATTGTTTTTTTTTTTTATTTTGTAAATATGTTTGTGAAATATTATATGCATCTTTATATTCAATAGGTTTTTTAATTATTACTTGATATATACAATATTTTTTAGTACTGCAATTACATATATTATCTTTATTTTTACAAAAACAATTTTTTTTATTTTTCATATATACTATTATTAAATAAAATAATTTATCTAACAATTTAATAAATTTAATAAATTTAGTAATATTATGTATTCCAGGACAGTGGATCTGAATTTTTACCACAGATATATGATGACACAACAAAATTTGTATTTTGGAATGAAATATTATATACTTGTTGATCTTGGATTTGAATATTTAAATATAGATTGTCAATTTGATTACCAGCACCCAGATTTCCTGACTGATAATAAAGAATAACAGGAATTGATGATGTAAACGTGTAATTAGGCTGATCAGATGCATTATTAACAACACTAAATACAATTCGGTTTCCTTTTGAGGGGTCATATGCATAATTTGGAGTTGGACCTAAATATAGTTGACAGTTGTTAGGCGCAAGAAATGGATCTTCAGACTGGAAATTTATCTGCATATACGTAAATAATATCTCAGCGAAAGTGATCCCGTAATTAAAAACTTGATCACCTGTGTATATGTTAGTTCCAAATATCCAAGACGGTTCTTCACTGTTTACATTTAAAGATATAGATTGGTTTACATTAGAAAATATTTGTTTATACATAGGAGGCGTTTTAATAGAATCTAATATGTAACCTGTTGCGTTTGCTGGATTACTACTATCTTGACGTGATAATAATTTATCTGCACTAAAAATAATTTGTTGCGTCGGAACTGGGTATATCTGCATATATTCAAAATTATTACTATCATACAGACGGAAATTATTAAAATTTTCTGTTCCTGATATAGCACCCTTGCCCATATAAAAGTTAGTTTCACTATTATTATAAAATCTTACTTCACATCTTGTGTCATCCCCAGGAGGATTACCATTAGCTATAGACAACGAGCCCCCTATTGTACCATCGTTCCAGGCTGTTATTTGATTGTAATTGAGATTTAGATTACCCGTCATTTGTAATCCACCAAGATTAATAATACTATTATTGCTCGCATCATTACCATTCATCAGAATTTTGGAGATTGGTTCGGCTACACCACTAATCGGCGGGCTTAATGTATTATAAGATAAAACATTACAAGACACGTCACCTGCACAAGTTATATTATCACAACTGATTTCAGTACACGTTATACCAGACGCGTTGACTGTAACACCTGACGTATTTGCGGTATTTAAAACATTACAATTGATTTCATCTATATTATTTATATTAAAGTTATTACCTTCTATGTTTTCTTCAAGAGGATTTAATAATCCTTTGTTTTCTAAATTTTTTATCTGTTGTTGTAAATTATGAATCTGAGTTGATATATTAAAAGACATTATTATATTATAATTATAGATTATTTATTTTAATATTATTTTAATATAAAATTTTTTGTGTTTAATAACTATTAATAAACATAAATATCTTTCATTATAATATATGAATAAAGATCTTATCACACCATTAATAATAAAATCACCTATGGGAGATGATGATATTAAATTTTATCTTCCTAATGCCAAAATTATTAAATATAGTGAATTATCTGAATATAAAAATATTGACGAATTATTAAAACATAATAAAAGCTATTGTTTTATTTTATTTGAACAAAGCATTAACAGTGGTCATTGGGTTTGTATATCAAGAAATGATAAAAATATATATTATTTTGATAGTTATGGGGGAAAAGTTGATAATTGTTTAAATTTTACAAAAAAAGAAATAAATAAAGAATTAAAACAAAATAAAAAAATGTTAAGTGAACTTTTTGATAAATCTGATTACAATATTTATTATAATCCAATAAAATATCAATCTGATAAAAAAAATGATATTAATAGTTGTGGACGTCATTGTACATTTTTTATTAAAAATTTTTTGGATTGTGATAGAGATTTAAATTCTTATTATAATTATATGAATCAAATTAAAAATGAATCTAAAAATAGTTATGATGAAATAGTATCACATTTAATTGATAAAATATAATAATAATAATATTAATATTAATAATAATAAAAGTTAAAAAAAGTTAAAAAATAAAAATCATAAAAATTAGTTATATGTATTTCTTTTTAATTAAAAAGTTAAAAAAGTTAAAAAAAAGTTAAAAAATAAAAGTTAAAATATTAGTTGTCTGTATTCTTTTTAGTGAAAAAGTTAAAAAATATGCCAAAAATAATTCAATTCATTTTATAAAAAAATCGTTTCTATAGAAAACTGAATTATTTTGGGTATATTTTTTAACTTTTTCACTAAAAAGAATACAGACAACTAATATTTTAACTTTTATTTTTTAACTTTTTTTTTAACTTTTTTAACTTTTTAATAATAATAAAAATAATAATAAAAAATAATAATAAAAAATAATAATAATAATATTAATAATAATATTAATATTAATAAAAGTTAAAAAAGTTAAAAAATAAAAAATATATAATATAATTGTCTATATATCTTTTTAGATAAAAGTTAAAAAAAGTTAAAAAAAAGTTAAAAAATAAAAGTTAAAATATTAGTTGTCTGTATTCTTTTTAGTGAAAAAGTTAAAAAATATGCTAAAAATAATTCAATTCATTTTATAAAAAAATCGTTTCTATAGAAAACTGAATTATTTTGGGTATATTTTTTAACTTTTTCACTTTTTTTAACTAAAAAGAAATACAGACAACTAATATTTTAACTTTTATTTTTTAACTTTTTTTTAACTTTTTTAACTTTTTAATTTTTATAATATTTTAATATATTATTATTAAAATATTATATATATGATACATCATATTAAAAATAAAATACATTTTAAATATAATCACATATTATTAACTTATTATCTTTATATTGTAATGGACTACCACAACCAAAAATAAAATCATTTTTATTTATAACAATTAATCCCGTGCAATTTGGACATTCATGATAATCATCCATAGTACTATATATATATATATATATATATTCTATATTTATATTATATATATCATATCATATAAATTTATCTAATATAATATTATACTAATGGATATAAATGAAAAAAAACCATTAAATCAATTAGATGATGACATAAAAAAAATTATGAATAATATGAAATTTTTTAGTGAATATATAGATATAAAAGGTAGTGCATCTTTAAAATTTATGAAAAATTATTCTGATTATGATATATATACAAATATAAAAAGATCATATACAAATATAGAAATTTATGATGAATTTATGAAAATATTAAGATATATATTAAATAATAGTAATTTATATTTTTTAGAATTAAAAATAGAATCAAAAAATGGAAAAAAATACAAATGGTTTCCAAATGAAATTATTAAAAAAAATGATTTTATTAAATCTTTAGAAGATTTAAATTTTATAAAAATAGATTTTTCTAGTTATTCAAATTATATGTTTAATGAAATATCAATAAATTATGATTTTTATTCAGAAGATACTAATAATACAAAAAAAACAAAAAATGAAATAATAAAAGATTTTGAAACAGATATTAAAGATTTAAAAAAAAATAAAAAATATTTTAAAATTTTAAAAAGAATTTATTCAATTTCAAAATTAAATAAAGATTCTTATAAAATGAAAAAATTACAAAATATTTTTAATGATACATATGGTGTTATGTATAAAACAATTTCAAATTTAAAATTAATAGAACAAATACAAAAATATTATAAAGATCCACAGACTAAAAAAAAGATAGAAATAAATTTATCAACTTTAAATGAACCATTACAATTTAAAGATAATTTAGAAAAAAAAGAAAAAGAAATAAATAATTATGCAAAAAAAATATATGATGAATTAAAATAAATTATAAATATATTAAATATATTAATATATTAAATTATTGTAATCATTATCAGTTAAATTATAATATTTTTTAAGATCTTCTTTGACAGTATTTTTATAATTATCAAGATTTTTAAATACATTTTTATTTTTATCAATATTTATCATATTTTTATGACCAATTTTATATAATTCAGATATATTTAAATATGATATTTTTAATTTTTTTGTATTATTATTATGATATTCATTAAATTTTTTATAAAATAATATTTTTTCATTATTATTTCTAGTAAATCTATTGTATTGTGAGAATTCAACAATAAATCTTTTATTATTTATTTCATACATAAAATTTATATATTCAGTATCAGATGTTAAATTATATTTTTTCATAATATTATTTTTTATTGTATGATCATTAATTTCCATATTATGTAATAGTGTAATATCCATTTCAAATAAATTGTAACAATTTATATTATAAAGATCTTTTTTATTAATATCAGAAATTTTATTATTTTTAAAAAAATCAGTATTTTCATATATTATTTTATTATAATCACTGTTAGATGTTTTTATAATAGGTAACATTATAGAATTATTATAATTAAATGAATTTTCCATATATATTTTTATAATAAATATATATTTATATATTTTATTATAAAAATATATAAAAAATAATTATATATTATATAATTATATATGGAAAGTCTATTTGATTTTATTATAAAAAAAGATTTATCAGAAAATGATATAAAAAATGTAAAAGATGTAAAAGATGTAAAAGATATTTTAGAAGATAAAGAAAAGATACAAAAAATAAAAAAAAAATATGATTATAAAAAATATAATAAAACATTTTCAGAAACAAATTCAGAAAAAATAAAAAAAAAATGTATTTGTCAAGTATGTATGGGAAGCTACACATATTTTAATAAATCAAAACATAATAAATCAAAACGTCATTTATTATTTTTAAATAAAAAGTAATTATAAATCTTCATCTGATGTTAAATATATGTTTTTTTCTGTCATAATAATTTGTGGATAATTTTTAAATATAGTACACCATCTACTTTTTAATTTTTTGACATTAGATATATCTTTTTTATCAATACCAACTATTTCACATAATAATCGCTTCATTGTGCTCGAATTTCCGCTGCTTGGAAAATAGGTGATTGTGGAACATTCGTTCAGGATCCTTTTAGTTGATGCACCATTGTATGGTAAATGAGATGACAGAAAACAACTACAAAAATTATGTCTACCTATTTCAAGTACTTGATCTAATATATTATATACGGCAAGTCTAATATTTTTATCAGATATAACATCAATATCATCAAATATAATTAAACTATTTGAGAAGTCATTAATATCTAATGGGTCTGTAATAAGTCTACTATCTATTTTTATTCGTTTAGGCTCTATAACATCTAAACTTTCATCTTCTTTTAATGCACTAAATACATAAATAGGATTTTCTTTATATATTTTTTTATATTGTTTTGCATAATTAGCAATATAACACGATTTTCCAGCACCACTAGGTCCAGTTATATAGGCACAGGTTCTAGAATGTGTATTTGGTAATTGTTGAAATTTTCCATTATCAACAATTTTGTATCTGTTAAAACTTTTTTTAATTTTTTTATTATCTTCATCATCACTAACACTTATAATTTTATTATTAAGTTTACCACCATCAATAATAGCAAGTTTTTTTCCAACATTATCAAAATTTAACATATATTATTATAAAGATAAAATATATTTTTTATCATTTCATATTATATATATGTCAGTATATAATATTGAAGAAAATAATCCATTATATAAAATTCTTTATATAGTATTATCTTTTGTAAAAATAATAGCAGAATTATATAAAAGGTATATTGAACCTTATTTTATTTCTAATGATAAAATTAATATAAAAAGTTCCTATAATCAAAATAATATAAAAAAATCTTAGTTTAATAATAAAATATTCTAAAATTATTTTTAAAGTATTTATATTATAAATGATATAAATATCACAAAATTCAATTAAAATATATACATATATATATTTTAAAAGGCTCTAAAATTTATTTTAAAAAAGTTATGATATAATATATATAATATATATAATTCAAATTAATAAAATATTAAACTATACAAAATTCTAATTCATTCTCATCATCATCATCATCATCATTATTATTATTATTATTATTATCATTATTATTATTGTTATTATTATTATCATTATCATTATCATTATCAGAATCATTATCAGAATCATTTTCTTCTTTTTCTTCTTTTTCTTCATATGCTTCAATTTCTTCTATTGTTTTTTCTATAATATTTGTATAATATCTTTTACTATTACTATTTAATAATGTAAATCCATTAAATGTCATCATTTCATGGAATTTTTTAGATGTTAATATACCTGTTTTATCTACAGTACTATTATATATATCTAATAATTTTTTTGCTTCAATTCTATTTTTTTTATTTTCTGTAATTGTAATATATTTATTTAACCAACTTTTAACTGGATTATTATCTTCTATGTAATTGTTTACACAAACAGAAACACATTTAGGGATTTTTATATTTTCTTCATCAACATTATAATATTTTGATGCAATCTCAAATAATAATAAAATAAAATTGTTTCTAAATATATCTGATGATATTTTTTCTTGTAATTTATAATCTCTTTTTCTTTCATTTTCTTTTTTTGGTTTATCAACAAACGAAAAAATATATGGTAATATTTTAATTCGTCGTAATATACCCTTGTCTATTTTATCTATAGAAGGTATATTATTACATTGTAAATTAACTGAAAATTTTGGTATGTAAGATATATTACTTTTATTTAAATCTCTACAAGTTATAGGGTCTCCCCCTGTAATTCTTTTTATAAAATCAACTTGAAGAGAACAATTTCGGCCGTTATCTGGTTCAGAAACAAATAGATATCTAGACGACCTAGCATTTGCTAGTGATGAATTAGGTTTTTGACCTTCAAAGCTAGTTGTTAAGAAATCGTTTTCTGTTGATGTAAAATATGATGTTCCACTACTTGCCATCCCTAAAGCTTTTCTAACTAATGTCCCAAGAAGGCCTTTTCCGTTGCCTCCAGATCCTACGTGCAGATAGATCGACTGTAATTTAGTGGTAAATAAACTTAAACCAGTTGTAATTAAATAGTATTCTATTAAATCATCATTTTCAAAAATAGATTTTAATAATTTTTTAATTTCTTCTGTTGTTTCTTTATTAATATCTAATTCTATTTTATTATTTATAATTTTAATAGGTGCTTTATAACCTGTTGTAACACTGATATAGTCTGATTTTTCTATAGGTCTGAATTTATTTATGTTAATATCATATAAATAATCTTCAAATGCTATAACATTAATATTATTATCAATTTTATTTATTAATTCATCATCCATATATAATTCTTTTAAGAAAGATATTATCTGACTATTATATTTTGTTCCTATAGTTTTATATGCATAATCATAACTTTTCATTTTTTCTTTATAATATTTATCTGTTGGTACTATTAAATTACGTTGTTCTGTTATATAAGGTAATAAAGTATTTGTAATATGTGGTGTCATTGATACTGGTTCTTCTCCTGTATGTTCTATTATATTATTTTTATTATATTCATACCATCCAAATCCTTTTCCTTGTTTATATATATATTTATGTTCAGAAATACTATAATATAAATATGCTATATCACGAGGATTTAAATATTTTAATATGTTCCAAAAATCAGATCTTGTTTTTTGTAAATTTTTAAATTCTTCTTCATTATCTTCTTTTAACCATTTATATAAAGTTGCTATTTTATAGCCTTTATTTCTATTATTTTTAAGATTTTTTAATATAATGTTATTACTATTTTTATTATATTTTTTTGATGTTCTAGAATATTTGTCAAATATATCAATATTTAAATTTTCATTTATAAAAATACAACCTATTATAAACCAATATTCATAGTTATCAAATCTAAAAGGTTTTAAATATTTTAATATTTTATCAACTTCTTTATTTTTTAAATCTGTCATATTATCTGTTTCATTATTATCATCATCATTATTATTATTATTATTATTATTATTATAATTATAATTATAATTATTATCATTATTATCATTATTATCATTATTATTATTATATTCTATAATATTATTATTAGGTTTATTAGATTTATATTCTATTAATTTACAATCTTCTGGAATATATGATATTATTGTATCTAGAATTTCTCCTTTTATTAGTTTATTAATTCTTTCTTTTTGTTGATAATGTTTATAAGAGTTTACACATCTTAGTGTATTTTTTTTTCCTGTACGATATACAGAACCATCTATATTTAATATTTCTTGTTCTGAACCTATATCTATATCTATATTAGATTCTCTAAATAATTTTTGTAATAAAGGTTTTTTATATTCCATTACATAATGTTTCATATCTTCAATATTAATAATATATTCTTTTAAAAATGTTAATCTATAACTTAATTTATGTGTTGTAGAATTTAATTTAAATTTTCCATTATTTAAAATCCATTTTTCTGCTTTATAATGTGAACTTGTTAATATTGATACATCATCTATTTTTTTTAATACATCTAAAATTTGATTATCTTTTATTATAAATTCTTCTTCTGTTACATCATCAGATAATTTTCCATCTATATCTATATAAACTCTTTTATTTTTTATTACTGTTAAATTTTCAAAATAGTTATTAATTTTTTTTAATTCTTTTATTTGTATCTGTTCAATTTCTTTACTATATAAACTTTTCATTACATTTACTAAAATTTCTGACATTTTTCTAATATATATTATTGTTTTATATAAAAAATTCTTTAAGTATATATTTAATAATAAATATAATTTTATTATATAGTTTTTAAAAATATTATTATTAACATTTTTAAAATATTTTAATATATTATTATTAAAAAAGTTAAAAAGTGAAAAAGTTAAAAAATATACCAAAAAAAATTTAGTTTTCTATAGAAACGATTTTTTTATAAAATGAATTAAATTATTTTTGATATATTTTTTAACTTTTTCACTTTTTTATTATTATTATTATTATTATAATATATATATCAATATTATAATGTATTTCTATATAATTATGTTTTTATTAAATTATTATAATTCAATTCTTTTATATTCTATAACAAAATATATAATTTATAAAAAACTATTAAAAATATTAAAACATTAAATATTTAACTTTTATAATTATTTATTGTATAGAACATCCATTCGAATTATTGTTATTTTCTAGTTTATTTGCTTTTGTTTTCCTTGGTTTTTCTCCAACATTTTCATCATCAAACATTGGTGCATCATCAAAAAGATTTGCATATTTTTCTTTCTCTTCCTTTTCTTTAATGTATTCATTTACAGCAGCGTCAAAACTTTTAATTCCTTCTTCATTTTTATTTTTAATTTTTTTAAAATGTTTAAATTTTTTATATTTTTTTTTCTGTCTATCTGCATCAAGATATATTGGTTTACCATCAATATATATTGGTACACCATCAAAAAGACCTCCATCTGGGTTTTTATCTTTATATTTCTCATCTTTAAATACTTCATCAAATGTTTTTCTTTTTTTATTTTTTTTTTTAATATTATTAAATTTTGTTTCCATTTCTTTTTTTAAAACTTCCATTTTTTTATATTTTTCTAAAAATTCTTTTTTATTTTTTTCTTCTAATTCTTTCTTCTTTTTTTTAATATTATTAAATTTTGTTTCCATTTCTTTTTTTAAAACTTCCATTTTTTTATATTTTTCTAAAAATTCTTTTTTATTTTTTTCTTCATTTTCTTTATTTTTTTTTTCCATTTTTTTTTTATCTTTCTCTTCAATTTCTTTTTTTAAATCTTCTATTTTTTTATTTAATTTTTTTTGATTTTCATCTTCTTTATTTTTTTGTTCTTTTTTTATTTTAGGTTTTTTTTTTTCTATCTTAAGTTTCTCTTTTTCCATTTTAAGTTTTTCTTTTTCCATTTTAAGTTTCTCTTTTTCTATTTTAAGTTTCTCTTTTTCTTTTTCTTCATTTAATTTTTGTTTTTGAATTAATTCTTCTTTTTTCTTTTTCTCTTTAGAATCATTTAAAATTTTACTAATATATGCTGTCGGTCCTTGTTTTTTTTTAACTTGTTCTAATTCATAAGCTCGATCAAAATCTATTGTAGCAATTTCTAATAAATTTTTCATTTTTTCAATTTTTTTTAGTAATTTTTTTTCATGACCAGGTTCAAAACTATTAGGAAATTTTTTACTATTTTTTTCATAATATTCTAAATTTTTATTTAATGAATTTAATCTTGTTTGTAATTTAATTTTTTTTAATCTTGCATCATCTAAAGGTATAATTTTGTTATTTTGATATAAATCAAAAATTTTATTGTCCATTCTATTTAATCCCCATAAATTAACTTTTCCTTTTTGTAAACATTCTAACATACTTCCATATTTTTTTCCTTTTGGAACTTTTTTGCATCCGCAATAAATATCATCCATATATAATTATATTATATAAAAAATATATTTAATTAAAATATAATATTTAGTTAAATATACATCTTATTTTATAAAAATAAGATATATATATTTAATTTAAAAAGAAATAATTTATATTTATTTTTGTTTATGATATATTGTACATACAGTAAAAATTATTTTACATAATAAGGATCATTTCTTTCATCAATATAAGGTATTTTATTTTTAACATTTCTAGATAGACCACTACCTATTTTTGTTCTATTAGACATAATTATAGTATCCATATTATCAATAACATAGTCATAAGAATCAATTACATTTCCACATAAAAAGTCACACGCAGTAAAAATAGCTTCTCTATTATTTCTTTTTAAAATATCATTTACACCAAAATTTCTAAAAGATACACTTTCTATGTTTGTTTCTGAAATTGCAGGATAATCAGTATCAATATTTCTTTTTTCTAATCCTATTTCATCAGGAGTTAATTTTTTATTTTCAATTAATTGTTTTATAACAACCATATTTCGGATTACTGTATTTTTAATAAAACGTACAGTATTTCTTGCCGCTTGAGGTTTAATCTGACCAACTAAACTACCAGTTACAACATCAGGATGAATTCTATTTAATAATGGACCAACTCTATTTATAAATTCTTCTCTTTTTGTATTAAATAATGTTACATTTTGTTGAATAATTTCTTCTGTTTTACTTCCACTTTCAGAAAATTCAGGAGGAGGAATTTCAGCAGTAACATCCATATTAACAGGAACAGGTTCTGATAGTGTAATATTTGCAGGTTGAAATACATTACCTTCTTCGACAGCATATTCAGGAGCAATATAATTAGGTTGTCTATCTAATGCAATATTTCTTTCCATTTGTGTATTTCTAACTTGTCTACTTCTTTCAATACTTTCAGCAGTATTATCTAAAAATTCTTGTTCTTCAACTGATAAATTTGGTAATTTAAAATAAGAATTAAAATAAAATTTTTGTACTTGTGCTATTTCTTGAAATGATAAAGGTCTTCCAAGTTCTATTTCAAGATCTTTTATTCTTGATTCATAAGCTTGTTGTAAATCTTCTTTAATAACTTTATTTTCTAATGATTTTTTATCAGTTTTATTTTTTGATTCTGTATATATATCTTGTGTCATAATATATTCAACAAATTGTCTTTCAACATCTGATAATGTACTATAAAATATTTCTATTTCATTCTGTATATCACCAGTTGTTACGGGTACATATGAATTTCTAAATAAACTTTTTTGAACAAATACATATATCGCATATGATGTTATTACAGAAGACAATTTTAATTTTGCAAGTCGTAATGAATATTGATATTCAAATTTATCATTAATATCAAATCCATCTTCAAAATAATATGTAGCACCTATACCAGCACCGGCACTAGATGACACAATTTCATATGGGTCACCTATTACAGGTTCATCAATTGTCATTTGAGGATATCCGTGATTTGTTCTAAATTTTAATAAATGATTTAAAATTACATTTTTTAATCCAAATACAACTGTATCTATTTGAGGAGATATTTTTTGTAATTGATTTTTAATAGAATCTTTAGAACGTTGAGATAAAGAACCACTCATAAAAGAATTCACCATACTATTGTATATTTTTAAAAAATCAGTATTTTTAATTATTTCATTATAATAGTTTTCAAGATCTTTTCTATTTTTTATTATGTCACCTAATATTGAATCATGATGATCAGTAGAAATAGTATAATTAATTATATTTTTTATAACTTCAACTTTATAATTTAATATATCTTTTATTCTATCAGATTCTTGTGTGACATCATCTAAAACTTTTTTATCATCATTTTGTATAGGCATAACATTATCTTGATATGTTTTTACCCAATCTTTAGCCATATCAAATGCTTTTTTTCGTATATTTAAATCATAATCATATATATCTCTCACTTCACTTCTCATATTATCGCCATTTGCACGATTTCTAATATTAAGCATTTCTATTTATATATTATAATTAGATATAAAATTAATTATATATAACTATTTATTTAATATAAACTATGTTCTTTAATATATTTTGATGCATTAATCATTGATAATCCTTTTTCTTCCATAATTTTTTTTACAAGAACACTTCTATCTTTTATATTTTTTGATTTATTAATTTTTTTACCACCAGACATTCCTGCACCTGTTTTTTTTTTATTTTTTGGTTCTATATTTATACCAACTTTATTTTGTGGTATTCCTAATATTGTACCACCAGCCATGGACGATGACGGCATTTCTGTTTTTGGTATTAATTTACCACCTATTTTTCTTGGATTAATATTACCCCCTATTTTTCTAGTTAATTTTAAAGAATTAATATTTCCACCTTTTATGTATTTTTTTGATCCTTTACAAGTACCAGCACCTGTTTTTTTAGAACTTGCACCTAAAGTTGAAGAATATCCAGTATCCATAAAAGTTCCAGCACCAAACCCACTTCCACCAATCATATCATCCATACCACTAACAGGATTTTTATGAGCATTTCCTATTTTTATTCTTGTTCCTTGATCAATATCATATTCAACATCCGAATTTAAGTCAAAAGCACCAGAACCAACTTTTGATGCACTTGCAGTTTTATTCATACCAGATATATCCATACCATAAGTATTAAAATATTCATTATTTTTTTTTTGATTAGCAATAAAACTATCTGTCATATTTTTTAACACTTGTGCTATTTTTTGATTATAAGCATTATTATAAGGCATTCTATATAATATAAATAGATATTTAATTATATTATATTTTAATTAAAATTTAACAAGATAATAGATTTAACCCTACAGCATTATACCAATATACAGTATATATACTTGCGTCGGCAGCATTTCCAGAAAGTAATGTAATTGGACATACACCAGCAGCAATATTTGCCGCCGAAATTCCAGTACCAAGAACACTTACAGCAACATTTTGAAAAGCCGGAACACCATTAAGTGTTTTTCCAACAATACCAATAATTTTAGAGCATTGAGGAGTAAATCGTTGAGGAATCGCACCAGCACCAGCACCAGCACCACCTATTGTTGTTGCTACAGTTCCAGCCGCTAAAGTAAAATCTTGAGAATATATTGGAGAATTTTTACAAGGTTGATTAAATGACATTATATATATATATACTAGAGAAATTTTTATTCATTTATATTATTATATAAAATATTTTTTATTAGAAATATATAATTTTTATATTTTTAATTTTAGTTGATATTAATATTTTTATTCAATTCTATCAGATAATCTACTTCTTCCACCGCTATATCCACCACCACTATATCCCCCAGCGGACATACCATAACCTAAATTAGACATAGTATTAACCGCTTTTTTTGCTACAGGATGATCCACCATTGATAAAGCTTTTTTAGCCAGTGGTAATTTTGCATTTAATTTTCCTGCTACTGATTTTAAAGTATCAAGAAAACCACCACCAACTAATCGTTGTACTTCAGAACGACTATAAGGTTCCATTTGTGATGCTTCAAGTACATCAGATTTAGTTAGACAACCAAGGTATGTACTACATACACCACGTTCATTTACACAAACACCAGAGTTCATTGTTATAACAACAATTTCTGTATTTGTTAAAGGAACATCATATTGAGATAATACAGTTAAGTTTATTTGTAAGTTGAAATTTCCTAAAAGTCCAGCAGCATCATATTCATTACTTAATTGTAAATCGCGCCCAGCTTCTACTACTAATAGAGAACCAGATGTACCAATTGATTTTCCATTTCCATCAGCACTTGCTACATTTGCACGACCTTGAAATTCTAAAAATGATTGATTACTTCCTGCATTTACACTCATGCGCCATAAATCATTTTGTGAACTACTTGCAAGGATGCCGGAACTGTTGTTAAAGTTGAAACTTGCCCCTTGAATTACAAGAAATGAATCAGAATCATTACAAGTCATAGTACCTGCCGCCTTTCTTACAAAAATAATTAATTTGTCAAATATATTATTTAACTGAATTGTTGATGTTCTTACAATTTGAGGAGATGGAGATAAAGGATTGTACGCGGGGAAACTTGGTAAGTTACCTGTTATATATCTTGGTAATTCATAATAACCAACAGTGTTAGTTGGATTCATTAATAAAGAACTGTGAGGAGTTAAAAAAGTAAATAAAAGACGACTGTTTGTAAAATTATATGGAGTTACCACTTGTCCATAATTGTTTGCACTTCGCCATGAGCGTGAACCATCTGTAATTTGGAAATTAAAATTCAAGTTTTGAATTCCATAAAATCCTTGGTTATTTGACTGAGGATTACAAAAAATCCAAGGAGATAAAAGTAATGGTTCTGTAACTGTGAAATTTACATACACTGTGTTATCGGCGGCGGACGGAGGTACTGGAGCTTGTACATCTGTTACTGGTACATTAGAAATATAGTTTAATACCCAACTTCCACGAGGAGATAAATCATTATCTGATGTAAGAGACCAACCACCTAATACATTGTTATTACTTCCAACACCATCACTATAATTACAGTATGTATCATATGCTACAGGAGTCATTCCATTATATCTTTGTAACTCTCTTTTATCATTAAAACGTAAGATCGCGGGTAAAACATCACGCATATTTATACTCATACTGTTGTTGTTGATTGTACTTGTCATCACACTTACAAGATTATGTAATGGAAATGGTCCTAAACTATCACAAGTACCATATTGGACTAAATTTGCCCCTACAGGACGCGCACCGGTTCCTGCTGGTACTGCTGTTGTAATTTTTAATGTTACTGTTGATTGCCATAATACTTCTCTTGAAATAATTGTATTTTCAGAGGGTACTTGTATATTATATACGTGAGATGATGTACTTTGTGATACTGCGTTGAACTGACTGTATGTGACGTTCTGTGCGCCCTTATATACCGCGAAATCAACACTTTCGTGTACATTTAATCTATCATCTAAAACCAAACATTTATTAAATACTTTTGACATTTATATTATATGTTAAGAAAATAATTATATTATTATAATTATTTACTTTATTAAATAATATTTATTTTTTATAATTTTATAATTTATAATTTATAATTTATAATTTATAATTTATAATTTATAATTTATAATTTTTGTTTTTAAAATTTTATATTTTATTATTTTTATATTAATTTTAAATTCAAGTTAATAGATTAAGATTATTATAATCTTTGCGTCTAAATAAAATTTTAATGCTAGCGGAACACCCACTGTTTAAATACAGCGGATGGACGTTCCCAAAGCGGTCTTTCCAACTGACAGACACTTCAAGACTTGAGAGCGGCGAATTTCCATATAAATCAATCAGTCTATACTCACTACTGCTTGTATATATTATATCGGGCTTATATGTGTTAATATTTGAGAACGGCACTATAAAATCTGTAAGAAGAGGAGAAATATTTGAATTGTTACCACCAGAAAATAAATTAGAATCACTATTAAAGATTTTAGGTATACTAATATTTTCATTTACAACAGGTAATAGACCAGTTGTAAAGATTATACTTTGAATAGGATTCCATAAAGTACAACAACTGCCTTCTTGATACATTTGTAAAGCATTATAGTCATCAAAATTTATTACATTAGTATTATTAATATTTTTTACAACAAATTTGACATTTTTTCCATTTGTAATATTTTGATAACCATAATTTATAACTTGAAAAGTATTAAATAATGTATAACACGGACTATTCATATATATTTCAATTGGATTTGTTAATTTTTCATCATAACCAAGAATATCTAAATCAAATATACATAATTGTCCTACTGGATCAAATTCAAAAAATGGCACATATTGACTTGGTAAAGTATCACCACCTGCTGTAACTAAATCATTTAATCCATTATAACATAATATTAAACTTTTGTTAACCATATCAATCCATTGTTGATAACAATAAATAAAATAATATTGTGTTTCTAAATCTTGGAATTGGATTGGAGGTCTAGGCATTGTTTGTGATACATCTGTTTGTATATATCGAATAAATTGTTGATATTCATATGTTTTATATTTCATTGTAAAAGAATATATAGTTAAGTCTATATCAGTTTGATTCAGAGTTATTAGAGGTATAAAAACCGGCAATGATGGAGTTTGTACTTGAAATCGTATAACAGACATAAAATAATTTTCACTTGCTGGAAGATATGGAGAATTTCTAATTTCATTAAATTTTAATATTTGAGGAGGATTTGTACCTGTAGTATCATTATTAAGAATATCAAGATCATAGTAAATATGAACTGGCTGTTTTTGACTTGAGTTATTTTGACTTGTCATATATATTATAATAAGATAAATTATTATGATTATATATTTTTAACTTCATAAAAATATATCTATTCTAATAACTAGATATATTATTCATTCCAAATAATTTTTCTAGATAAATTATTTTTTGATAAAATATTATCTTTCCAATTTCCTTTAATATTCTTTGTACGATTTAAATAAAGTTCTCTTCTTTTTAATGCTAATGATTTATTTAAATTATATTTCTTGACTAGTTGACTATATATTATATAATCAAAATTATTTACATTTCCAAATTTAATATTTTTATTATCTATTTTATACATTAATTTATGTTTATTATCATTAGATATAAATAGTTTTGAAGGATCATAATTATGTTCTAAAGCATATTTACGAGCTATTTTTAAATAATCTTTTTCATGAATATCTAATTCTTTTAATTTAATACTAAAACTCATATAATATACCATATAAAATTAAAATCTATAATTTTTTAATCAAATAAATATAGATTTTTACAAATAAATATGATAAAAATAAAAAATAGTTATTTAATATGAACTTTATAGTATAAATTTTAAAATTTTTATCATTTATTTATAATAAAATATCTTATAATTTATTTTTATTATATTTATTTGTAAAAATCTATGTTTTATTTTTATATTTTTATTTTTTTTAGTTTATTTATAGGTATTAAATAATTTAATTGTGAATTTCTTAATTTATCATTTGGTCTTGTTATTATTTTTTTTTCAAATTTCATAAATTTTTGTTCTTTATATTTTATATAGTACAAACCATCTATAAAATTAAAAATAAATATCATTTTTTCTTGTCCTTTATGAACTGGTATTATAGTATTATTATAATATCCAAATTTATGATTTCTGCTTTTTAATTCATAATAATATTTAGTTCCTTTATAATCATACAAACTATAAGGATTTGATATTAATATAATATTATCATCAAAGTATTTTTTGATAGTTTCATAGTGTCTTAATTCTTCTGATTTTCCAAATAAATAATCTTTAGATAAAGTTACCATATATATTATATGAATAGATTTTTAAAATATATATTTTTTTTATATATATTTTGAATAAATATTTTTATTATATTTTATTTTTTATTTTTTTATTTTAATATAATCCATTGCTTGTTGTAAAGAGTGTCCCATTGCTTGTGCGTCTTTCTTTTGATTTTCTAAAACATTAGAATATTTTGAACTTAAATAAATATGTCTAAGTTGTGATGAACCTATTTGTTTGTTAAATATTTTATTTAATATTCTTGTGATTGAATTTACTTTATTAAATGGTGTACCATCATGATAAACTAAAAAATGTACTTTATCAGAATTTTTTAATTTTTTATTTTTTATAATAGGATGAAATTTTAAATATATATTTATTACATTCATTAATTCATCTGGTATTTTTTCTATTTGTTGTCCTTCTTTCTTTACAGTTTTAAATGTATTAAAAATAAATTCCTTATTATCATAATCAAGATAATTTTCTATAATAGGTAATTTATCTGTATATTTTTTTACAATTGACATCTTATAGTATTCATTTCGTCGTGGTTGTTTTAAATAATATAATCCTAATACAATATATTGTAATAATATATTATAATTATGTTCATTAATTATTTTATTATTTTTAAATTTATCTACTTGACTTTGTATGTCTAAAAATTTATTTTTAACATCATCCCAAGTTATCCAATTTTTTTTTTGTGTTTCTGATAATACATTAGAATTTTCAATTTTTTTTAATTCAGTATTTTTATCTGATAATAGTTTATAGTATTGATTATATATTTTCATTTTTGTTTTAGTATCTTTGTCTGTTGATAAAGCTGAACATATACTAATTAAATATCCTCTTTTAGTATTTTCTTTATATTTTTTTAATTTATTAATAATTTCATCTACATTTTTTAGAAAATTTAAATTTTTTAAAGGAAAATTATCATTAAGCATTTCTAAATTTCTTATATATAAATCAATAGATGATTGAGATAATTCTTTATCTTTATTTTTTCCATATTTTTTTTCTTTAAATTTATTTATTAAATCTTTTTTAAAAGATGTTTCAAAATCCATATCTATATATAATTATATATTATATATAGATTATTTTTATTAAATATATATTAATTATTTTTTATAATTTTGTATTTAAATTATATAATATATATTAAATTTAATTATAATATATATTATTATCTAATATTATTATATATATAATGTCTTTCAATACATCTAATATCAGTTGTGATACAGTCATTGGTAATTTATCAATAAGTGCGCCGACTCATAATGTTGGTTCTGTTGTATTATCTGAATCTAGTACGGGAAATTTAAATGTGAATGCTTTGAGTATGAATACAGATTTATTAAATGCAGAATACGTTGTTGCATCTGAAAGTATAACAACCCCTTTAATTGTCGGTGATATTGGTTTTCCCGTTTCAGTTGAAAATCTAAAAACAGTAACTTTAAATAATGGTGGAAGTGGTTCAGATGGACAAATTTTGGGGTTGGACTCATCATTAAATCTGGTTTGGAAAGATGACAAAAATGACCCTCAGAATTTATATCAAGTATTAACAACTGGTAACGATGCAAGTGGATCAAGTATATTAAATCTACAGTCACTCACTGTATCAAATGGTCCAGCGCTTGCAAATCAACTTTTATCTGTTGATTCGTCATTAAATCTAAAATGGGTAACAGCCGACAAATCAATTCCAGGAATAATGCAGGTTCTTGATAGTGAAAATGACGCGTCACAAAGAAGTATATTAAATCTAAATAAAACACAGTCAAAATCTTTTGAATTAGATAATGTTGTGAAATGGGACCTTGAAGTTAGTTCAGGAAATTTATTACTATCATCTGATAGTTCAGGAGTTATAGTACCAGGTGCCGATTTAGTAAGCAATCATAATATAAAAGCTAGTGTTTTAATTGGAAAAAAACCATCATACGACTATTACGTGTCTCCAAATGGCGATGACAGTCTAGCCGAGTCGACTAATGGCGGAACAATGGAAAACCCCTGGCAAAGTATACAAGCGTGTATTAACTATGTAGAAACCATATATGATGGTTCATATAGATATATTCATATTATGGCAGGTGGTTACAATGAAGATATTACAGTAACCAAAAAATTATATTTACAGGGTGAATCGGTCACTGGATCTAGTGCTTCAGTTGGTTGTTATATAAGTGGTACAGTCAACGTAAATATAGATACTAATGGTTCAGATATGTTTAATAATGGTTTTTATATATCTGGTTTACTGATCAATGGTTATATTAATTTCGTATCTAGTGAAAATAGTATGTTAATTGTTGAAAATTCTTATATTTATAGTCCTAATGATACTGCGGGACGTTGTTTATACTTTCAACCTCTAGCAAGTAACAGTAGATGTCGATTATGGAATACACAATTTATCTCTGGTGGTGCATCAGGTCAACAACCATTAGTCGAATTAACATCGGTTGGATCACTTCAAATGAATTATTGTAATTTAAGTGCTAAAGGCTTACAGAATTGTCTGCTTTTTAGTGGTTCAAGTACTTGTGATACTGTAAATAACTGTAAATTTGAATGTAGTAATACAGACGCAAACGTAAAAGCATTAGTAGAAGTGACAACTGGAATATCATCTGTATATACATTTAGTAATTGTGGTTTTGTATATAGTTCTAGTGTAAATAAAGTTGCTAATAACCAAGCATCAGGGATCCTCTGTAATGCGGCGTTCGGTAATCCTCGTATAGTAAGCCTATATAACACATTTTTTTTACTGGGTACTCAATTAAGTAACTATGCTATACAAGATTTAAAAGCTGGAACTGCAAACGCGATGGTGTGTGTCTTTTTTATGTCGAATGCATCAATTGGAAATGCCTTCTCTATAAATGCACTATTAAATACTAACAAATATCAACTACAAATTTGTAGTTAAAAACTGTAAAAAAGTTATTTAAAAATTTATTATTGTATATTATTATATACTAATGGAATCAAAATATAAAAATGGAAAAATTTATAAAATTACAGACATTGCATATACTAAATGTTATTATGGTTCCACAATAGATAAACTAACAAATAGAATGCATAAACATAGAACACATTATAAAATGTTTAATAATAACAAAACAAATGGTTTAACTGCATTTTCAATATTTGATGAATTTGGTATTGAAAATTGTAAAATAGAACTAGTAGAATTATTTCCTTGTAATAGTAAAATTGAACTTGAACAACGTGAAGGATTTTATATAAAAAATAATGATTGTGTTAATAAAATGGTAGCTGGTAGAACTCGAAAAGAATATAAAGAAGATAATAAAGAATATTATAAAGAGTATTTTAAACAACATTATATTGATAATAAAGAACATAAATTAAAAATAGCAAAAAATTATAGAAATAAACCAGAAATAAAAGAAAAAAATAAAGAATATCATAAACAATATAGACAAAAAAATAAAGAAAAACTAAAAGCTTATTATTTAACTTATATAAATAAACAAAAACAATTAAAAAATAAATAATTATATTTTATATGTAATATAGTATATGATAACTGAAAAAGAAGCGTTGTCACTAGCAAAAAAATTTAATATAAATTTAAATGTTATAAATTTAGATCAATGGTTATATGGATTAAATGTTGAACTTGAACACGGTAAAAAAATAAATTTAACTGATGTAACAAATGATAATAAAAAAATTACTTGTAAAATTGTAATTGCACATTTAATAGAAGATCCATATTATTATTATGGACTGTATCATATGGAAAATAAATCTAAAAAATATTGGAAAAATAAAATAAAACCATCAATATTTAATCAATAATTAATAAATAATTAATAAATAATTTTGATATATATATATTAAAATTATTTTTGATATTTTAAATTTTAAATTAAATTACATTTGATTCATTATTAATAATATTAATTTTTTTTTTTTTAAATTATTATAATTAGAACTATTTTTTTTTAATGATGAAGATGATTCTATAAATTGTTTTAATTCTTTAACACTTAGATCACGTAATATATTTAATGTTTGTTGTTTTTTTTTATTCATCTTTATATTACCACCAACAACAGTTTTTCCAACTTGTTTTATTAAACCCTTAGGCGTTGATATATTTGTACCTAAATTATATGTATCTTTTACAGCATTCATGCCCGATGAAATTGCATTTGATAGATCTGATATATTTCCACTGCTTGTAAATTTTGTTCCT